ATGCCGTTAATTTCGCCTGGGACCGTGCGTCATTTGCCGCCGAATTGTGCGACATCGCCGTCGCTCGGTTGTCTTAAACTCACACTGTTTGATATATGCCAAAAGTTAACATTTCTTTAGGTCAAGAATGGGGCGAAATGATGCCCGAATCGCCGAAGCGCGATGAAAAACGGTATCCGACGCTGCACATCGACGGCGATGAAGAGATCGACTTCCCGCACGAGGGCGAAATGACGGTCCGATTCAAGAAGGTTTCCAGTTCGATGAACGAGCGGGAGGACGGCAGCAAAAACTATTCGTGCACCCTGGAGATCAAGAAGATCGTCGAATTGTATCCGGATAAGGATGACCGCGACGAACCGCGGACGGGAGACGAACTGGACCGGCTGGCGAAGCTGTTGACGGAAAAACGCGGCGCCAAGGGAAAATCGAGCTACTAATATGTTCCGCGTAATCGATGTCCTTGACGACGGCAAGAAAATTCTTGGCGCCTGCGATGACCTCAAGTTTTTTCGTTGGCTCGGCGACGCGGTGTCTCTCATTGTCAACAAGGGCGACTTTGAGGGGTGGAAGGGCTGGCTCGATATCTGCACCACTGGCGACGGCAAGTGCATAACGCTTCCGCGCGAAGTCGAGACCGTCATTTCGGTTAACATCTGCGGAAAGCCAGCGCTTGGGTTCGGCACCCTTTTCAATTTTCACCTCAATGGTCCCGGCGACGGCGGCGGTTGTTCCTGTGATTTTTCCTGGCAGGACCAGGGACAATGGCATTCGACTTATCGGGATCTCGCTCGGCCGGCGAAACTCGTAGTGTATCTTCAGACCGAAGATGACAACGGCGCCGAGCTTACAGTCTTTGGCTACGACAGCGCGGGCAATGTGCTGCGCCATGAAGTGGCCGGCGAATGGAAAAATGGGTATCGGGTGCCGACGATTTACGGAATGGCGGTCTCCGAGCAAGGCGCGCCGCTGATCGCCCGGATTACCGGCATTTTCAAGTCGAGGACCGTAGGCACGGTTCGGCTTTCGACCCTCGACGACTCGGGCTCAACGGGGGTTACGCTCGGCTTTTATGAGCCCGACGAAACGCTGCCGCAGTATCGAAGAATTAAAATTAACCGGTGCGCGCCGTGGGTTCGGATTGCGTATAGAAAGACAACGCCGATTTTCCACAGTCGATACGACCACGTGCCGCTGAAAAGCCGGATCGCGTTGCTGATTGCGCTTACGGCGACGAAGCATTACAACGAATTTAAATTTGCCGAAGCACATGCTGCGGAAGCAGACGCCGCGCGCATGGAAATAGAGGCGCAAGACAAAGCCGAGCCGACGACGACCCTCAACCCATTGCAAGTGGTTGATCGTTCATCCTCGCTTCGGGATAAAGGTGACGATATCGTTTAAACGTGCCAACGGCTCACTCCATAGACTACGACGGAACGTTCTTCCGCGGAGCAAAGTCGGATAGCGACCCGGGTCAGCTTCCGCTTGGGTATTTCTTCAACGGGATCAACTTGATCAACATCGGCGGCATTCTTTCGTGCCGCCCCGGATACCGGTGTATCATCAAGTTTCCGGAGGGGAGTCTTCAGGGCGCTACCTTGTTTCGTCCCAAGGTTGGGTTGGAGCAGATCGTCGTCGCCATCGACGGGGTAATCTATGTCGCGGACTATCCGTTCTCAGATTTTCGCTTTCTTCCGAATGTCCAGATGTCGCCGCACGCGAAGCAAATGTTTTGGGCGCTGACGACCCAGTCTGCGCGCCGGCTCTCGACGGACTTCGTCTCGGCAATTGAAGTGATTCCGCCGCGCAACGTGCTGTTTATCCAGGACGGAGGGCTAACGGCCCCGGCGTGGTATGATGGCAGCCAGAGCGGCCACATCCGCGGCAACCCCTTTGAAACTCCGGCGGGTAGCGCAATGGTCTGGACTGGCGACCGGCTGTGGGTAGCGCAGAATGACAAGGTCTTCGCCAGCGATATCGGGAACCCGTTTTCGTTCCGTGAGGAAATATACCTCGGCGGTCAGACGGCTTTCTTCTTTGACTCCGACGTAACGGCGATGTCGGCAACGCCGAGCCAGGATCAGCCCCAACTAATCGTGTTCACTGAACTCGCGGGCTCTGTGCTTCAAGCCAATATTCGTGAGCGGGCGCGCTGGCCAACGACTGACGATTTTCAAAAACAGGTTTTCAAAGTCGGCGCATCGTCCCAGCGTTCTATTGTGTCGCACTTCGGGAATCTTACGTGGTTTTCATCTACGGGAATCGTCCGGCTCGACGCCGCCATCGCCAGCAAGATCTCCGCGCGCATGCCGCTGCGGGATAACGAAATGATGACTTCGAAAACGCTGCTCGGTCCTGATCTGAGTCTCGTTGCCGGGGCCGCGTTCGGTCAGTATCTGCTGATGAGCGTGCCGGCGGCAGATCAGAAGAACAAGCACACGTGGGCACTCAACGATTGCAGCCTTGAGACGCTCCAAGATGACTCCGGCCCGTCGTGGATGGGGTATTGGCTCGGAACACGTCCTGTGGAATGGGTCTACGGGCACATCGCTGGTGAAGAACGAATTTATCACGTTTCTGCTGATGAAGATTGTCAGAATCGGCTCTGGGAAGCTTTTCTTCCGGAGCGGCTCGATAACGGGTGTCCGATTACGTGGGCTGTTGAGACGAGGGGATATTTTGGTCAAACGAGCCAAGTCGCCAAGCGGGCGCCCGCGGCCAAGTTTCGAAAATGCTTCTCCGATATTGCGCTGACGGGCATCGAAGAAGCGCTCGATCTGGCGGTATTCTATGCCGGCGGAATTCGGGGTGCGTATAAACACCTTCTGGCGAAGCGGATTTACGCAGAGTGCGGTAGTGTGATACACGATCAGGAAATTTGCGCTACTACAAAAATGTTTGCGCTCAAGGCCCAATCGCGGGAAGAACGGACGGAGGACGCAAATCAACAGTCGATTTCCGACGAGACGGGGTCGTGCCCGCCGGAATCTCCGCGAACGGAAGGAATCGACGAAAGTTTTCAATTGCTCATTGTAGGCCATGGCCCGGCGACGATCCGATGGATTCGGGTGTATGGTCTCGAAGAACCGGAACAAAATTCTGGAGATCCGGATGCGTGTATCGACGAAACTCGATTTAACGCAATTCGATTCGACGGCGCGGGCGTGCGCGCAGAAGATATCCAGGAAATGCTTGCGGGATTTACAGATTGCCCCCGGAGGTTCACCTCGAATCAGACCGCGACGGTGACGCAGTCTGGCTTCATCGCAACCGGAGTCGGTTTCGGGGAGAGCATCGTCTCGCAAGAGGCCGCGGATCGTGTTGCGATGTGCTGTGCGGTGCGACAGGCCGAGGTGGAGTTGCAGCAAACCATTCCGCCGACGCTGAGTTTAGGAGAAGGAGATAGCAGTGAATTCTGTCCTTGAAGTTCTTTTTCTCCGCCGGCCGAGCATCGATTATATTTCGTGCCCGGTTTGTGAATTTGATTTTTCGTCCTCTGGCGGTCCGGTCATCGTCCTCGACGCGCTTGGGCGGCTACTTGCGCCCTCGGGCTTCGTTATCGGCGGACGAGGGCGGTTTACACTGTCTTGGAATCACTACCCTGGCGCGCTATGCTATACTGTTTACAAAGCTGTAGATTCGAATAATCCGTTTGGGGAATACGTTGTGGTTGCCGAGTGCATCGAAGACCCGAGCATCAACCTGGAACCAGAAGGTCCAGGTTGCTATCGTGTCTCTGCGATCACGCCGAACGGCGAAACCGAACTTAGCGATCCGATTTGCAATGTCGGCGATTGCCCGTTCATTATCTCCGGCGCGTCTCCGACGTTTCAATCGGTTCCCGCGACTGATTCAGCCGAAATCACGGCGGAGGTTGGTAACGCCGGCCTCGTGGAGTTTTACCACTGGTATAAGGATGGTGTGCTGTATTCGGATACCACGCTGACGACCCAGAATGAACTTCATTTTTCGTCCGCGGCGCTATCTGATTCTGGATTTTATACCTTGATAGTTGGTAACGGCGGATGTGAGGACGAGTCGGCACCTTCTCAATTGGAAGTGACTTCAGTTGGTGGAACCGACCCAATTGCGTATTGGAAATTTGACGGGGGTTCTGATATTCAGCAACTCGATGAAGTAGGCGCATATGCGTTGACCGATAACGGCAGCACTCCGGGGACTCCGGGGGTTGTTGGGAAAATACTCGACGCATTTCGGTTCGACTCAAATAACAATCAACTCGTCGATTACGGAACGACACTAATTCCGGCGTTAGCTCCAACCGCAAGTGGGGCTGAATTTTTGTTTTGGGTTGTATTCGATACAATTACGACATTCGTTAGCGGCGGATTCACAAATAGGTTTAGTGTGGGGTATGTTTTGATTACCGACAGCGACGCAGCGAGTTTGAGCGTGGTTTACGATACGGTTGCGGACCCTCTAAATCTAATCGTCTCGTTCGACACCGCGACTATCACGGTGCCGTTTGTGCCTGTTCTTGGAACTTTTTACTTCTTCCGAGTCCAGTATAACGCTACAACGGGAAAAGTTAGATTCCAGATTGACAATGGCGCTGTCAGTGAAAGCGCAGGAACGCGCTTTTTAGCCGGCATACCCAATGGCGGGCTTGTGGGGCTCGGGACGGGTTCGTCGCTTGGAAACCAAATGAATGTCCGGGTCGATGAACTCGGAATTTTTAATATAGCAATGTCCGATGTCGAGGCGGCAACTTGGTGGAACGGCGGCGCCGGTCGCACTTATCCGTAAGGAATTTTTATGCTACAAAATACAAATTTGCTAATTTCATCCGCGCCGATACCGGCGACGTTCTGTGGAACGCCGGACGAGTTCAGAATCGCCATGATTCGCCGGATGAAAATTGTGTCGCCGACTGGCACCAACTTCATTTTCATCGGCGATAACGAACCTACGTCGAATGTGGGGCCATGGCTGCGGGGCGGAACGCAATGGTTCGTCTGGGATGAAGATCTGAAGCGCTACGTGCCTCTGGATATTTCCCAATCAGAACGGCAGTGGTATCACATCGGCGCGTCGACCCCCGCGACCTCCGATCCGCCGGTCTGGCTGAAGACCACGAACGATCCCTCGGAAGCAAATCCGTCCGTCGGCGATCCGATTAGCTGGTATGTTTTCAATGGCGCCGCCTGGGTGCCTTATAACAATATCGTCCTCAGCGGTCCGTCTGCTTCGCGGCCGAATAATCCAGTAGAATATCAACAGTTTTATGACACCACGATTTCGGCGCTCATCTGGTTTGAACGCAATGCATGGCGGACGGTATCCGGCGTGCCGGGCGATACTAAATTTGTTGGCCATGAAACACTAACGGAGGCACTGACTGCAAATCCCGGATGGGCCGTCTTCGGTGCCGGTAATCAAGAATTAAGAGGGCGACTAGTCAGCATGGCGACGAAAGACCCCGGTGCGACGCCGGAGACTGACTTAACCGTTGGCACTAACATTGCAGAACGCGCGGCTTATGAGGTTTTCGGTGAGGACAGCACCATGGCGATTGACAACACGCCCCCAAATATTCGGTATCCCGGAACAGTGGCGCTGTGGTTGCTGGTCAAGGAATAATGGCACTGTTTGATAGTGAAAAATGCGCCGCGCGAGCTACTTCCAAGCCAATTGGAATCCGCGCTTTTGCCAGTTTTTGAGCACGCGGTCTCCGAGATCCGGGACGAAAAAATGCAACTAAAATGGCCGTATTTTATCCGAGAGTGGGCGAAGTGGGTGGATCTCGGGTTCGCGCGCACTTGGGAATGCACTGGGGCGGTCGTCGGCGCGCTGTTTACACGGGATCTGTTCAGCGAGAACCCGCGTGCGCTTGTAATGTTCTGGTTGAGCACGCCGGAAGCCCGTCGGACTGGCGCGACGATTCGTGTGTTGGACACCTTTGAAAAAGCGGCCCATGCTTTTGGCGCAAAGCCCGCGGCGTCATTTAATCGCTCAGTCAGCCCGGATCGGTTAATGAAGGTTTATAGAAAACGCGGGTATGAAATGTCGGAAGTGATTTTTTCAAAATGAATGGTGTAGAAGTATTTGTTCCCTTGACAAAGGGATTCGTGGCCGTCGTGGATGTGGAAGACTGGGATAAAGTTCGTCCATACAACTGGCACGCCGCGCTACATAACGGAGTCCCGTATGCGGCTCGAACGATTCATGAACGCGTCCCCTATTCTGGTCCTACGCGTAAAGGCAAAACGGTTTTACTTCACTGTGCGATTTCTGGCATAGACAGTTCGTCCGATGTGGATCACCGTGACCGGAATACCCTTAACAACAAACGAGATAATCTTCGGGTCGCAACACGGTCACAGAACTATGCAAATCAAAAAGTGCGAAGCACAAATACGTCTGGATTTAAAGGCGTCAATTGGAGTAAATCTCATCGCGCGTGGTGCGCGCGCATTTGTGTAAATTACAAACGAGTAAATCTGGGCGATTTTTCGACGGCGGAAGACGCAGCCCGTGCCTATAACACAGCCGCACAACATCATTTTGGGGAATTTGCCAAATTAAATTTGGTTCCCTAAAAGAAAGACGTTATCGCAGATATTTTTGGAGCAGTAGGTCAAGTAGCGTCTGCGGCAATGCAGGCGGCGGCCATTAAAGAGGCAACCCAGTTGCAGATCGATGCGCTGGAGCGTCAGCGCGATTTTGTTTTCGATCAACTTGAACCCAGTCGCGTAAACCGTGAAGCGCTTCAAGCCGATATAGCACGTGCACAATCTCAGTTAGCCCTTCAGGGGGTTACCGATCCGGCGGCACTCGCGACCCGTTACGCCGCAGAGGATAAAATACTTCAGCAAGTTCTCGGCCTCGGCTCGGGCCCGGCCGATCAAGTCGCCCAGGTTGCCGCCCAAGAGGCGATAGCCGGCACGCCCGGGATGAACGAGGCGAAAAACGCTCTCGTCGATGCGGCCTTACAGGAATTACGACTTGGTGCAACACTGCCGCCGGATGTCCAGGCGGAACTCGTCCAGGCCGGACTTGAGCGCTCCGGTGAGACCGTCGGCGCCGCTACTGGTTCGCGTGGAACCTCCGGTCAACTACTCCGTCAGATCATCGGGTCCGCGGGTGTTCAACTACAGGCACAGCGCCAGGAACGCGCAGCCGCCCTCACGGAAGCCGCGTCGAACCTCGAAGGACGCCGACAGCAAATCCTCGGCACGTTATTTCCCAATTTATCGTCAATGCAGTTGAACACGTTGCAGGGCGCACAGGGCGCCCTCGCGCAAAGTGCGGCGATGGTGCCGCAAGCCGGGCTCAGCGGCGGTGATGTCGCAAAACTTTGGTTAGCACGCGTAGGGGCGACGAATCAATTAGCGTCTCAATCTGCCGATATCGGCATGGCCGGAGCCCTTAACCAAGCGGGTGCTTGGAACTCGGCGATTGGCGCCGGGACAAGGGCACTAGCGCCATACGTTGGTAGTGCGTGGAATTCATTGACCTCGCCGTCGACTTCGTCAAATGTGGCGAGTGCGTTAGCCTTTGCTTAATTTTATGGCCTGGACAGCAGCTAGTATTGTTCCGAGTATCGGCTCAGTCGTAAACCCGCGAGTGCAGAACCCCGGGCGTGCGCCGACGATGACTCAGATCGGGTCATCCGTGCCCGTTTCCGGCAGTAGCTCACAACCGACGTTCCTCAACAATCCGGCGTCTTTTCTGAGCAACCAACTGAACCCATACGCGGACCTCATCTCTCGAATTCTGACACCCCAAGCGTCGCCCTCACTCCCGCCGGCACTCGCTCAGGCGTATGCGAATCAAGCGCTGGCGAACACAGAGCGACTCGAATTGCAAAACGCCGCGACGAAAGCGGCTCAAGAGTTACCTGGCCAGATCCAAGCGTCCCAGGCGCGTCAGGCAGCGATGCTTCCGTGGTCACTCTCCGGGCTGCCTACCGGACTTGGCTATCGTGACCCGCTGACCCCGTTTCAAGATAACACTTTTGCGCTTCGCGCACAGCAGTTCGGCGCTCCGGCGATTTCACCAATCAATTCCGGTTGGCTCAGCCCAGGGCTTTATTAATTTATGAAAAAACTTACCTCCCCCTTTAATTTGGAATACGCCCAGCGAAAGGCACCGCTAAAACAAGATAACAGTGTTAATCAATGGGGAGATTGGGATACTCTGCTGTCATTTTCCACTAGAAAACTCGGGGGTGGACCGCAGAAACGACGGTATATATTTCGAAACTCGAAAACCAATAAATCGGTCGACATAAGTCGCCCCCAGTTTTTGAAGGCTTGCGAAAGTTTTTTCTACCAAAACGCTAGCTTTGAAAAAGGCGAGATGGTATCATAATTTATGGCAATGGGCGATGCAACAGACCGACTTGGATCAATTAATCCATCGGATTTAATTGGCCGGGCCGTGGTGGAACCGCGCGCGGTCGTAAATTTGGCTAATGCTTTTCGTTCTGGGTTCATAACCGCGGACGACATTATTCAACGCAGCGGAGAATCCGCACAGCTTAAGCAAAAAGCCGAGGTGCAACTACTCTCTGAGCAGGTATCTCCCGAAGCCATCGCCGCGCGCGCAGCGCAACGTGATGCCGCTGCCGCACAAGCCGGTCTCGTCGGCGCGCAAGCCGGAGCACAATTACCTCTCGTCGAGCCGACGGCCGCACTTGCGGCAACACAGCTTGAAGAACAACAGGCGGTCCAAAAATATGGTCCTGGCGTGGAATACTTCAAAGCTCTGGCTCCCGAAGGTGGAGTCTCGGCGCCCGTCACGACGGAGGGAGCCCCGGACTACGGAAAACGTGCGCAACTCGGATTGCAGCTTTTCGAATGGAAGCAACAAAAAGAGCGCGCGAAAGAACGTCTGACTCCGGCACATTGGGAAAAGTCCCCCGACGGCACGCAGCTTTTCAAGTTCAATAAGCAGGGGGAGTTGATCACGCCGCAACTCGAACGATCACTCGCGACGCAAGCGGTTTCTAATTTTTCACAGATTGCCCCCGGCGCCGCCGTTACCGCACCGGCGCCAGCGGCTACAGTTACTGCAATCGAAGTAACCCCTGCACAGCGAGCAGCGGCAGTCGAACAATTTGGCGTTGAGCCCGCGCAAGCCGCCGTTATGACGGGCGCGGACATGAATGCGTTGGTCCAGCCGAAAACCGCATCAACCAGTCCCTCCGCTCTCGTTGAGCCGGCCGCGGGCGCAACCACTTTTCTTGGACCGGCAAAGGCGAAGGACGCGCCGGACAAGTTTGTTCCCGCGGAAGGCGTCAAAGATATTGCCATGAGTCGTCAGGCGGGCACTATTGCCAAGCGGCTGCAAGACCGATATACCGATTTGGTGAACTCTGAACCGAATCTCGTGGGGTTCATTCAAGGCCGACTCGCAACCTGGGCGAAGTCTAAAGAGTGGAACACCAAAGTGGCGGCTTTCCAACGCGACGCAACCGCCATCCTGGCGCCAATTGCCAAGGGCACGTATAACGAAACCGGCGTGTTGTCGGATAAGGATGTCGCCCGCTACGAAGGCGTGATCCCGTCGCTTCGGGATAGCCCGAAAGTCGGTCATCAAAAGATCTCCGACTTATTCAACGAAACCCGCGGATCGCTTAATAACAAAATCGATAGCTGGCAACGCGCCGGCTACGATGTTTCCGGTTTTCAAGACTTGATGATTACACCGGCCCAGCAACCGGCAGCGACTGCCCCGGGTGCGTCCGGCGGAGTGTTATCGCTGCCCAGCACGGGTCGACGCATCGTCCGCGATGCGAATGGAACATATCGGTTAGTCCAATAAAAATCTTGACATTAAAAAAGAAAAAGAGTATTCTGTCTCGAATGAAATATACCTTCTTTTTTGCCTTGGGTCTGTTATTGACGGTCGGTTGCAGCCGACCGACACAACCAACAGCCCGTCCCGAACCTCGTCGGTTCTGCGTTACGCTTTACTCGAAAATGGGGACGAAACCCATCAAAACTTGGCACAATTGTTTTCCCGTATACACAGGTGATAAGGGTATGCATTTTTATCAAAATGGAAAATATTTTGAAATCGACAGCGGCAATCGCCGTGATTCCGGGTTATATTGGACTGTTGAGGAAGAATAGTGGCGAACGCTATCACAGATTTTCCCGTAGTAACTCCCACGGCTGAAGAAAAAGCCGCTTACGAATCACAATTCGGTC